TCCTATATAATACTAAATTATACTTATATATCAAGTATTTAGCACAAATATCTTATGGTTTTTTTAAGAAATGCTGTAAAATAAGGGTTTATAAAGCATAAAAAAATATCAATTATGGAGCAAAAAGTAGCAAAAACTGATAAAAAACTACCAAAAAAAGCTGGTAGAAAGAGAATTGAAATTGATTTAGAACAAGTTGAGAATCTTGCGAGTCGTGGGCTTGGCAACTCTCAAATTGCCCGTGCTTTAGGTGTTTCTTGGGATACTATAGACCGCAACAGAAAGCGAAGTGCTGATTTTGAGGGTGCTTTAAAAAGGGGTAAGGCAAGAGGGTTGGCACAAGTCACAAATGCTTTATTTGAATCGGCAACAGAAAAGAACTCCGTTGTGGCCCAAATCTTTTATCTAAAAAATCAAGATCCAAAAATATGGAAAGATCGCGTTGAGAATGTCCACGCGACCATAGACCTAAATCAAGTTTTGTCTGGCGCAAAAGAAAGATTATGCGACAATACTGCGACACTAAATAAACCACGCGTTATAAACGCTGTTAAATCAACACATAAAGAGAAGAACAAACTGATAGACAATCAGTCTAAAGAAATGCCAGGCGGCAATAAGGCCAAATCAGGCGGATAGCTTTCAGCTATCGGTAAGGCTCGCCTTTAATCTGAAAAATCATGCTCCGATTTTAAAACGATTAACCCCCCCTTACATTTTTCCGCGCGGGTATTGTATGTGTAACTGTTGAACTAAAATTTTTTAATTTTTTTTGATACAATATTCAAAGGTAATAACACAAGAGAGGTAACAACATAGACATTCAACTACCAGACAAAAAATACAACATAATATATGCTGATCCAGCTTGGAGTTATAAGGGTAAAATGATGAATAGCTCAGTAACAGACCATTATCCAGTTATGAGCATAGATGATATTGCTAATATGCCAGTACAAGATTTAGCAGATGATAATTGCGTTTTATTTATGTGGGTTACGCTCCCAAAATTAAATGAATTTATGAAAGTTATTAATGGTTGGGGTTTTAAATATAAAACAACTGCTTTTGTTTGGGTAAAGAAAAATAAAAAAGCTGATAGTTTTTTTATGGGTTTGGGTAGGTGGACAAGAGCAAATCCTGAGATTTGTGTTTTAGCGACAAAGGGCAATATTAGTAGAAAGTCTAATGCTGTAAGACAACTACAGGTGTTTCCTATAGAAAGACATAGTAAAAAACCTGATGAATTTAGAGATTTGATATTAGAACTTGTAGGAGATTTACCACGCATAGAATTATTTGCTAGAGAAACGGCAGAAGGCTGGGATAGCTGGGGTAACGAGGTATGAAATACGGAGCAGAAGCAGAAAAACAACTAATGACCGAAATTTGGTCGCCACAAGTAGCAGATGATCCCTACAACTTTGTTAAATTCATCTTCGGCTGGGGAGAAAAAGACACCCCCCTTGAAGATTTTACTGGCCCTCGTAAGTGGCAGGAAAAAATTTTAAAAGATTTAACAACTCATATACAAAGAAATCAAGGACAAGTAACGCCAGAGATGTTTAGACTTGCTGTAGCAAGTGGTCGTGGCATAGGCAAGTCTGCTTTAGTTGCCTGGTTAATACTTTGGATGTTATCAACCAGACTTGGTTCTACTATAATCGTTACTGCTAACACCGAACAACAGCTGCGTTCAAGAACATGGGCGGAATTAGGAAAGTGGCTAACCCTAGCAATTAACAACCACTGGTTTACTAAAACCGCAACCACCATAAAACCAGAAGGCTGGTTTGAAGAGGCGCTTAAACGAGATCTAAAAATAGATACTGGTTACTATTACGCCCAAGCACAACTTTGGAGCGAGGAGAATCCAGATGCGTTTGCAGGCATCCATTCATCTTACGGAGTATGTTTGATAATGGATGAGGCATCGGGTATCCCCGCTCCTATCTACAGCGTATCAGAGGGATTCTTCTCCGAGCCAACCGAAAATCGTTTTTGGTTTACCTTCTCTAACCCAAGAAGAAATACTGGGCCGTTCTACGAGAGCTTTACCTCTAAGCGTAAGTTTTGGAATTTACAACAAATTGACTCCAGAACTGTAGAGGGAACAGACCAAAAGCTGTTTCAAACCATGTTGGAACAATATGGTGAAGATTCAACTGTTGCAAGAGTAGAGGTGTTGGGAGAGTTTCCAAATGCCGATGATGATTCAGTAGTACCAATAGAGTTAGCGAGAGCAGCCATAGACAGAGATGTATCACTAACAGCTAAAGCACCTATTGTGTGGGGGTTGGATGTAGCTCGTTTTGGTGGCGACAACTCAGCGCTATGCGTTAGACAAGGTAATACGGTCTTTGAAATTAAAACTTTTAAATCAATGGATTTAATGCAATTATGCGGTGCAATTAAAAATAAATACGATGATTGCACGGCACTAGAGAAACCACAAGAAATATTGATTGATGTTATTGGTCTTGGTAGTGGTGTGGTTGATAGGCTTGCAGAACAGAATTTACCCGTTAGAGGGATTAATGTAGCCGAAGCACCAGCTACTAGAAAAAACTATTTGAATTTAAGAGCTGAACTATGGTTTGCGATAAAAAATTGGCTGGTGCAGCGTGATTGCAGACTTCCTAATGATGATGAACTTGTATCTGAATTGGCCGCACCAAGTTATAAATATACATCAACTGGAAAAATAAAAATAGAGTCAAAAGATGAAATGAAAAAAAGAGGCATAAAATCACCCGACAAGGCGGATGCGTTAGCATTAACTATGGCAAGTGCAGCTGCAAGTTTTAGTGGTGGTGAGAACTTTTTAGGGTATAATTTCAAGAAACCCTTGACATCAAGAATAATACGAGTGGGATAAAAATTTATGGAATACGATAAGAAAAATAAAAATAAAAAAATAGATCAAACTAAAGAGCTTAATTTAGAAGAATTACAGGGCGTTTTAAAGTCTGAAATGGATGATGCCAAAGACTTTATAGACCAAATAGATGAAGAAAGAGCAGATGCTACAGACTATTATCTTGGTAATTCTCCATCAGCTCAAAGTTCTATGCAATCAGAGTTTGTATCAACCGATGTTAGAGATAGTGTGTTATTCATGCTACCTTCCATCATGCGAACTTTCTTTGGTACTAGCAAAGTAGTGGAGTTTATACCTCACGGCCCTGAAGATATTGAAGTTGCTAAACAACAAACCGATTATATTAATTACATCATTCAACAAAAGAATCCTGGTTTTAAAGTTATGTACGATGTGTTTAAAGATGCGTTGGTTAGAAAGTCTGGTTATGTAAAAGCCTACTGGGATGACACTATTAGTGCATCAACCCATGAATACAGCGACATATCACCAGAGGCATATCAAGCATTAATGCTAGATCCTGATGTGGAAATGGTAGAAGAAAAAGCTGAAATGCAAAGCATAACAATAATGGATCCTGAAACTAATGAAGAGGTAACCCAAGAAACTCCAATTAGTTATGATGTAACTATTCGCAGAGTAAAAGCTAAAGACCAAGTGGTTATTGAGGCCGTGCCAACAGAAGAGATATTAATTTCAAGACACGCAAGAGATTTACACTCATCACCCTATGTTGCTCACCGAATGGTTAAAACAATTAGCGACTTGGTTGCTATGGGTTATGACAAAGAACAAATGGAACAGTTTGCTGGTTCTGGAAGTCAAGTAGATGCAGAATCTTACGAGCTAGAACAGGCAAGAAATCCATACGCAGATTTTACTGGGGTTGATAGAGCAGACAACAACAGCAAAAATGTTCTCTATGTAGAGCATTATGTTTTTTATGATTTAGATGGCGATGGCATAGATGAAAGGGTAAGGGTATGTACTGTTGGAAATGGATTAAACATTGTTAATACAATTCCCTGGGATGATTTACCTATTACACTCTTCTGTCCCGATCCTGAACCGCACACCTCCATCGGTTCATGTCCAGCGGACTACCTAATGCCCATTCAAGCAGCCAAATCTCAAATAATGAGAGATACGCTTGATAGTTTAGGCCACGCCATCTTCCCGCGAATGGGAATAGTTGAAGGGCAAGTAAACATTGATGATGTTTTAAACACCGATATAGGACAACCCATTAGAATGAGAGCGCCTGGAATGGTACAACCATTTACTGTGCCGTTTGTTGGCAAAGAGGCTTTTCCCGTTTTATCTTATTTAGATGAATCTAAAGAAAACCGAACTGGCGTATCAAAAGCTAGTGCTGGATTAAACGCAGATGCTCTACAAAGTTCTACAGCTTCAGCAGTATCAGCAACTATGTCTGGCGCACAAGGCAGAATAGAGCTTATTTGCAGACACTTTGCTGATGGTATGAAAGATTTATTTAAACTTGTGAACTCTTTGGTTATCAAAAACCAAGAAGGTCAAGATGTAATGCGATTAAACAATGAGTTTATTCCTGTAGATCCTAGATATTGGGATGCAGACAAAGATATGGTGGTTAATGTTGCTATATCTAAATCATCTGATGAAGAAAAGTTCCAAGTTCTCACCTCACTTGCACAAAAGCAAGAACAAATTATGCAAACTCTAGGGCCACAAAATCCTTTGGTTGATTTACAGCAATACGCTAACACTTTAACTAAAATGATTGAAATGGCTGGGTTTAAAGATGCAAAAACATTTATCAATACTGATATTCCGCCAATGCCACCGCAACAACCAGAAGAACAGAAACCTGATCCTGCGGAAATGCTTGCACAAGCAGAGGCAATGAAAGCACAAAACTTAGGACAAAAAGCAATCATAGATGCTGAAACTGACAGAATGAAGATCATTATGGAAGATGACAGAAACCGTGATGAAGCAGAGGCAAATATGAAAATTAAAATTGCTGAACTTCAAGCTAAATATGGTGCGCAAGTAAATGTGGCTGAAATTAATGCAATTATGGAAAGAGATAGAGAGGCAATAAGACAAGTTGCTAAATCTCAATCACAAGGAATGTTTACTAATGGTAACGGTCAACCAAACGGATAAAATTTACGAATTAGAATTTTTAAGAGGAGATTTAGTTTATATTGGTACTGATATAAAAGCGAAAAACCTAGAAGAAGCTACGCAGGTTGCTTTAATTTTTTTGCAAATACCAGAAGATTCAGAGCTAATATCTTCAAAAGTAACTTACATACATTAGAGGAGTTAAAGATGA